AACTAATATTGATATAGCCATCCACACCATTCCTTTAGCTCCGTCTAATACGTTATCTCCTGCCTTTGATAAAAGCAGCATCATTGCCACTGCTGCTAAAACAACAAGTCCTACTACTAATAGACCATCTTTACTCTCTGCCCATAAATATTCATATATCGGTACTGCTAATACTAAAGCTATACCAAATACAAGAATGGCAACACCCATCCACATTAATACTTGGATTCCGTCTATAATAGTATCTGAGAATCGGTCTAATAATGACATTAATATAAATGCTCCAACTATAACTCCTACTACTAATAGAAGTGACCATGACATGGACTTTCGATAAATAGGCCCTGATAATAATAATGCAATACCGAAAAGTAATATTCCACCGGCCATCCACATTAAGGCTTTTCCACCGGCTTCAATTCCTTCCATTGATTCTTTATCACCAAGGAATTTAGTGAATAACCACAAGACTCCTATAACTACACCTATGACAATAGGTGCTAATGGTAATGCTAATAAATAAATCGGGCCTGATAATAATAATGCTAATCCGAAAAAGAAAATACCTTTTGCCATGTTAAGCAAAGCTTTACCTGCCGTTTCAATGGCTTTCACGCCCTCACCTATCTTTTCAAAAGCTTCACCCAATTTTTCCATACCTTCAACAAATAAATCTACTGTATCTGCAGGTATTTTACTAAATGTTTTAATTGCTCCGACTATCTTCTCCATTCCGCCACCAAGAGCCATGGATGCATCACCCATCTTATCTAACTCTTTCTGATTAAGAGTGTTTGCGACGGCTCCTGCGTTACCATTCTTTTCTAAAGTCACACCTATTTTAACCAATTCCTCATACATCCACTTAGTATGCATGCTGATATTGTCAAGCATGTTTAAAACACCCTCTGAACCATAGACAGCTTCATTAAGAAGCTTCATTTCGTCAACCATCGCCTGCTGATTATCAGCAGATAGTTTTTCAAAGGGATTTTTTAGAAAGCTAAAGCCCACATTTCGGTAATATTTTTAGTGCAACACTATGTATAAGTGCTATGCAGATGCCTATATTTACATCTTAGGCATCTTCATATTAGGCATCTTCATCTTTGGTGTATTTATCGAATTCGACTTGACATTATTCATCATCTTGCTACTCTGTTTCATCATTGAGCCAGAATCTTGACCTTCTGCCTGTTCCTGTTCTGCTTCATTCTTCTTTTTTAAGTCATTCGTTAAGTTCTCTATTGTATATTCAACTTCGTAGAATGGCATCGCCTCGATTTCTGAGGGTTGCATTCTACAATGTTTATATAAATAATACTTGAGCTTAAAGTAATTCGTCAGTGATATCTGAAATAACCGGAATAAAGATTGCTTTGATTCCGTTACGAAAATCAACTTGGGCTGCGACCTCCTCATCACAGCCTGCACAATTAGTCGTTATCACGGGCTGCACTCCTACCTTCATTTTTTCACCGATTCTGTACATTAACATGTACTTCTTCTCGTTCCATCCTTGGAAATCGACTTCACCGTCGAAGATAGCTTTTTCTTTTAATCCTCTCCATTCTGTGTGTAAGTATGGGAATAGTTGAATATAAGATTGGTCCCAATATCCACCTTCTTGTTGCTTCTTAGCAATATACTTTGTTACTATTTGCATTACACCAATTGTAGGTGGCTTCATTTTAATTGTACCGAAACTTTTTGTTGCAATATTATAAAGCTTATCTACATCATCATAATACTTCTCAATTTCTGGAGTTAACTCCGCTCTTGAAAAGTTCTCATTTTTGATTTGTACTGTATTATTAGTTCCACAACTACCGCACTGCTTAGAAATTTCTAATTTGTTTTCACCTTCTTTGAAAGTTAAATCTCTAATAGCAAGAATCATGAAAATCCTGTCTTCTTCTAGAATATCTTTCCAACTCATCATTTTTCTATCACTCTGTACACGTACACAGTTTTGCATGATATGATTTAACTTATCATCTACATCAAACATATCTTTTTCATTTAATGTTGACCAGTGACGAATTTCTTGGGCTCTTGCAGCTCTAATATGAAGAGTCATTCCATCAATATAGAATCTTCCAGATGATGGCATATCTTCTTGGTAAACAGGGTGCCATCCTAATACCATATCAGAATTTACACCTTCGTTTCCGTCAGAATGTAATTCTTTAACATTTCCTAAACCTTCTCGGTTTGTAAGTGCTTCAATTTGCTTGGCATTTTCCAAATAAGGGTCATCAAACGACCTTTGTTCTTTCTTAACCCCTGGAGATTCATAACTATCGTTAATATTACCTAACGTCTTATCTCCCATAACTGCAGCGCGCATTTCGTCTTCAGACAAATCGCTTGCACTCTTTTCATTAGGATTTTGGTTTACTTTTTCATCTTCTGACTCTGCGTCATTTGTTATTTCATCACTCATGATTTCTCTGATTTAGATTTTTCTTCTTTAATTGCATCTACATATACTTTGACTTCGTCTTTAACATGTGAACGCTGTTGTAATTTATGCCTGTTTTCTTCAATATAACTTTTTATAAGTTCTCTAACAAACGTAGATAATGGTACAGGTCTTCCTCCATTCTCTAATGCTTCCATCATAAGCAAGCTATTTACAGCATGCATGTCATCTGATGAAATCAGTACTTGTATTTTTTCTGTAACATTAGACATTTCATAGTATCATATTTTCTTAGTATTATATTATATATCCGGTCAACCCCCGAAAACGACAGGATAAACCGTCGTTCTGGATTAATATAATAATTTCTTAAGTTCTGCTATAGTTTTGTTGGTACTAGTGTGTAGTATTGCCGTGCCACCTGCCGCTCTCCAGTTCTGGACCTTCTTGGGTGTATCATCTATTAGAATATCAAATTCGTTACGTACAAATTCATGTTTCTGAGAATTAAAGATGATTTTATAATGAGGTTTCCATTTTCTTGGGTTCACAGTAAAGAAGTTTTGCTTGATATGTAAATTACTTTTCAACCAAGCCATTTTTCCGTTTCTGCTATCAGGATTTCTAGAAGGTGCTGAAAGAATTATTGGTCTATAAGGTTGTAACCAACTCCATAGTTTTGGACCATCAGGCATCCATTCCATATTTGCCCACCAGTCAATGCCTCCTGTATCTATTGGACCCCATATACTATGAAGGCCGTTTTCTTTAGTATACTGCTCAGGTGTTAAACTCTTTGGATTTGTTTCCAGTTCTTGGAATCTTTTGACAAAGTTTGTAAGTACTCCATCCATATCACAAAAAATCGTATAATCACTATCTTGTTTATCTTGTTTGAAATTTTCGAATGTTTTAAAATAATCTGTCATGATTTAATAATTTATTATAGAATGTTTTGCATGATTATATATTCTGCAATCATAAAAAAGCCATACAGTAGTTGTATGGCTTTAAATATAATATGTTTCGTATTAAGCAAGTTCTTCTTCCCAATGGTCGCATCTGAAACCCATGTCAACAACTTGTGCATCTGCACCGTCGTAAGCATTAGCATCTAATCCTGTTGGTTGAGTCATAGGGAATACATCAAGTAATGTAAGTTTTCTATAAATATCTCCAGCTCTATTATACTGTACGATAATCATTGTTCCTACGTAATCTTTCTTAAGTCCCATTTCACCTGTTGCTGGGTCGTACATTTTCTTATACCAGTCTCTTAAAGTCTTGTATATGTACATTTGATTTGCATCATTAAGGTTAAGCGAGAAATTAACTGTAAGGTCTAGATATGTTTGACCTGGCATACCAGCATAACTTCTGTCTGAGAATTTATACTTTTGTCCTATAGGTTCAACTGCCGGGTTAATTGCATCTAATCCACCTAATGTGTTTACATGCTCTAATAATAATTCAGTACCACTAACTCCAGATGGAGCAATAAAAGTGACTTCGAATAAATTGCCGTGTACAGGCTCAAACAAGTTCTTTGATGCTTTCGCCTTATTGTAATGTGGTAATGCCATTGTTAGCTATTGTTTTTTCTATTTAGTTATATATTTAAATATTGGCCGACAATTTCTCATCGACCATATTTATTATCTGAATTGTCCAGTTGCAATTGCTCCAGTTTTAAGAACAGTTGTTCTGTGGATTAATACTTCTAGTCCTTTTACAGGTTCTATAAATGTATCTAATACACCCATATTGTTATCAATTACTTCGTTAGTGTTATTGCTCTCATCCATGACATTAGAGAAATCGAATACACCTTGGTCTTGTTGAATACCTCTTAAGAAGTTATCTGCCAATGTTTTAATTTCTAATCTTGTCTGAGGAGTATTGAACTCAAACTGATAATCTTTTAAGATTTCAGCAATACCATCTTGAATATAGATAAGTACTTCTCTTACGTGTACACTTGATAACGCCGACTTAGGATTCTGCTGTGCAGTTTTATTACCAGAAATCATTAAACCAACTCCTCTTTGGAAGATTATTGGATTAAGACCGAATGGTTCTAAATTATCTCTGTCATCTTTGTTAAAGTTCATTTCTAAACCAACAACTCCAAGTCCAGTAACAACTCCTCTTCTAGGTCCAGCAACTATTGACCAAGGTAATGCGTTTACCCATTTGTCCATATAATTATTAGACGCTAAACCAGCTGGTGGAACCGTAATATTCTTTCCTCTGTCTCTCATCACAATGTATGGAGTAAAGAAGGCTGAATAATTAGCACCGTTACCAATTGTTGGAAGTGAATATACAAAATCAGGATTCTGTGATAAATCACCACCTTCTGCAATAAACCTAGTACTTAATGAACCAGTGATATCTTTGAATCGTGGATTCAATGATTTCTTAAAGTCTTCCATTGAAGGAGCGTTAAGAATCGCTGTTGCATTTTGTCTTTGTTTAGCAAGTTGTGCTAATTGGAATTTAGATTCCGTTTGTATACCTAAACCAAATGAATCAACAATGTATCTAAAGCTAATGTTATCTTTATCAATTAACGCTTTAAACAAGTTACTGTCTGTAGCTAATGTATCTTGATAGATTTCATTTACTCTGTCCTGTGTATTATTTGGCATGTGATATAAAGCATTCAATTGGAAACCTTTAAGTTCGAAGAACTTGTAGTATTCAATTATACTCTCTATTTCACGATATCTTTCTACTGTTTGGTCACCTGAAAGAAGAACTGTCTTCTTCATTGGTGCATCAGTTATTAATCTTAATAATGTACCTTCTGCAACGATTCTATTAATCTTAGTTAATCTTGATTCGTTTGCTGGTCCAACTTCGTCTGCAACTAAGTAATCATTTACTTGTACAACGTCATTATAGTTCGTTTTAGAAATATAAATCTCGTTGATTGGTAAATTAGCACTTGCTGTTACATCGATATTCATTGTAGCATTTATCTTACCAGCTAATGATTGTACTAATAAATCATTAGATGTTGCTAAACCGTCACTTAAGTAATAAGCTCCTGGTGCTGGCGCTGGAAGTGCAACTTGCGTTACAAAATCATCTGCGTCAAATGCTTGTACTAATGCTGTAGGAATTCCGTAGTTCGCTGCACCCATTATAGGTGAGGAATTACCTGCTG